CTTGCGAGCATATCGCCAGCGCCTTGACCGTTCGCACCGTTATAGACCTCGAAGTCAAACGTCTTGCCGTCTGTCAGGGTGATGGTGTACACATCGCTTGTGCCGGGAGCATGGTTGCCGCTCTTGAGAGCGATACCGGAAATCCCGTTGCCTGTTGCACCCTGCGGGCCGGTTGCGCCCGTGTTGCCGCGCGGCAAGCCGAAGACGAGCTTGTAAACGTTGTCCACAAGAGATTTGCTCACCGTCGCGGGCTCGCCCGTCTCAAGCGTCACCGCATCGACGATCATGTTGACAATGGCGTCGCGTGCCGCCTGTGCGTCTGTCTTCGCCGTCTCCGCCGCAGACTTGGCAGATGCCGCGTCCTCGGCGCTTTGAGCGGCCTTTGTGGCTTTCTGCCCCGCAGCGGTCGAACTTTCTGCCGCAGCGTCTTTTGCGCTCTCCGCGGCTTCCTGTGCTGATTCCGCTGCCGTCTTAGCGGTCTGTGCGCCGGTCTGCGCCGTCTCCGCCGCTTTCTGCGCGTTGACGGCTCCGGTCTGTGCAGCCTTTGCCGCCGTCTCAGACTTGGCAGCATTGTCCGCCGCCGTCTGCGCGGCCTGTACCTTCTCATCGACGCCGGTCGCCGATGCAGCAGCCGCCGCCGCAGAAGATGCCGCCGCCTTTGCGGAAGCGTCAGCCGCAGCAACCTTGTCGTCGATGCCCTGTGCTGCGGTCGCCGCTCTGGTTGCGTCCTTTGCCGCCGCATCAGCCGATGCTTTGGCGCTGTCAGCATACTCCTTGACGCCCTGCACCTCCGCCGCAACGGAATCCTTTGCGTATTGCACTACCTGACTGCCCTTGAGTTTTTTCGCCTCGCCGTTCTGCTGCAAGACGAAAAGGTCTTCGCCCGTGATCTGTGTCGCTTGGGTAAGGTCACTTATCGCTTTATCAGCCATCGGCTACCTCGCTTTCCTCGGGCGCTTTTGCGGTTTCTGCCTCGCCGTCTTCCACCTTTTTCGCTTCCTCGACCTGATGTCTCAGCGTGATAAGCTCGCGCTCGGCTCTCTCTACGCCCGCGTATGCGTCTTCAATCTCTTGCATTGCCGCGCCGAATAGCTTAGCGTAGACTCCCGCGATCTGCACACCGGCGAGCAATGCATGTGCGTGGTTGATTTTCTGTTTAATGTCGTTCATAGTACGCTCCTTTAGCCGGAATTCCATGCGCCCGTATACCAGTTTGGTTCGTAGATGTCCCATGAGCCGGTATAGATGTAAGGCGTGTATGCTTCATTGTTGATGTAAGCCGTGGGGTCGTCCGAGCCGCCGCCCTCTGTCGTAAACGAACCGGTCTTTGTGTACCCGCTTACGACCGTCCAGCCGCTCGTTGTCCACGAGCACAGCTCAACCGTCCAACGGTATGTGGTATCGGGGTCAAGGTCGGTTAGCTCTACTTCCCACGTGTTACTGCCGCCGCTTGTCTCAGCGGATTCCTCGTAAAATGTATAGTCATAGATACCGGAGATTGCCAGCGCACGCGCATACTGGTAAGATTCCGAACCGCCCGAAAAGGACGCCGTCAGCGTTGCGGTGGTCGGCCCTGTCACATCGACGTAGACCCTTAATGTTGCCATAAGCCCACCGCCTTACTTTTTCAAGAAAAACAGTTGACCGTACTGAGGATTAGACGGCAAGCTCGGCCCGTACATCTTCGAGCCAATTATCAGCTTGCCGCCACCGAGCGACACGTAGCTGTCTGAAACGGTAACAAATCCGCCATTGTCACTGTTTGCTGCGAGATACACATTGCCGCCCGCGATAAGCTGGATGCCGCCATAGTCGGTCTTAATGCTCACGCCGTAGCCGGTCGTCGTGTACTCAATGCCGAGCTGACCGACTTGCCTGTCGCTGCTCGCCAAAAGCTGGACGTAGCGTCCGCGCAGCTTTTCCGCCGTGATGCTCGTCTCGTCGATGTACGTCTCAATAGCGCTGTCGACTTCGCTTGCGCTTAGACCCGCGTTATCGTTGACATAGGTCTTCGTCGCGTAGCTCGAGCCGTCCTTGAGGTCGCCCACGCGGATGCTGCCGGTCTGGATTTGGCTCGCTGTTAGCGTGCCGGTAATGTTAGCCGCAGCCACTTTAAGGTTTGTAGCGTCAATCTGATCGGCAGTAACCGAATTTGCCTTGAGCTTTCCGCCATCGATCAAGGTGGTACCATCAGGGCCAGTGACGGTAAATCCGTCTACCGTGGTTTTAACCTCGGTGTACTTACCGTCCAGCCCCTCGACCTTGAGCATGATCTCTTCGCTGGTCTTGGTGATAATCGAGCGCGTTTCAGCAATTTTGCGGTTGAACTCCTGCGTGATGTACCCCTCAGACGGGTATTCATCTTCCATCTCCGCTTCACCTGGGGAAGAAATACCAGCATATCCGCGCCCATCGTCGGAGATTTTAGACAACGGAGAATACACGCCAGCGACCGTCACGCCGTCGCCCAGCTCTGCCGCTGGATCGATGTTTGCTGCGCCTGCCTCGTATGCCTGATACTGATAACCTTTCATGGTTTGCAGTAAAGCATTTACCATCGCTTGTGTAGCGTGCGGGCAGCTTGCGACAATCTCCATGCCGGTGTCATCGCCCGCTGTCAGGCTGTTTTCGTCATCCACAAGCAGCGTCACGCGGGAGATAGGCTTATACTTGCCATTGTCGGCAAAGCTCGTAATGTCTCCGCCGACGTAATATTTATCAGACAAGAATCCTCACCCCTCCAAACGTGATAGCGCTGCCCGCTTCTGTAATAAGATAATTTGTCTCGTCCGGCATAGACAGCAGAGGAATAAGCAGCAGCTTTCCTGCGTCGGTGATAATCCAGTTTCCGCCGTGCGCCGCTGCGATGAAACATAGCTCATTGCGGATGGTGTAATCATTTGCGGGATAGTCGATGGTATACGAGCTATTCAGCACGGTACGGCTGTCCAATTCCACGCCCATCAGCTGGCAAAAAATGTTTACCGCCGCGGGCATGGTCATCGGAAACGTAAGCGACTGGTCAGGCTCCCACACAACGTCAGCCTTTCTCATAGCGTCGTATGCTTCGAGTTCCCAATAATCTCCATCGCAGGAACGGCGGTTGGTAAAAAACACGCCTTTTGGGATCCAGTCTGTCGCCTGACTGCCATTAACAAGCCTGAGATAACGCTTGATCGTCGCGGCGCGCGGTACGTTGTCCGCATACAGGGCCAGTTTTAATGTTGCGCAACAGGCGTTTCCAATGCCGAATTCTTCAAACAACTGCGATTCGACAGAATGCGACACTTCCGCATCTTTGCCATATTCCGTGCCCGCAACGTCAAATTTGTGCTCTCGTTCTGTGCCGGGCTTGTGAAGCAGCTCGCGCCACAGCGCACTTGTTGTCTGCCCCATATCACACCTCGATCAGGTTAAACGTCGCGCCGCCCCACACCTCATTGTCGTCCGCCGCTTCTTCAAGCGTGCATTCCATCGACGAGCAGTAAAACGTGCTTGTTCTCACGCCATGCAAGTCAAGATACTTGACCGTGCACGTTGTCTTATTGAGGTCATCATCGAGCTTTGCCAGATTATCGCGAGGCATAGAGCGCGTTGTATAGCTCAGTTTCCGCTTGGTGGTGATCTTGTCGCGGCGCATCTTGCCATCTTTGGTACGGGTGGTCTTGTCGCTGTCAAGATCGTTTCTGCTCCACCCATACCCCTTAGTTGCGATTACGGACGAGTAGTCCGTGCCGTTGATAATAAGGACTTCCATATTGACCCCCTTAGTACAGCAGCACGGGCTTACCCGCCGCGCGTGTCATGTTGTTGATGTTCTTCACGGTGCTGCGCGCGATCTCCTTGCCGTCAAGTTGCACCACGACCGTGGTTGTGCCGCCGCCCGATTCTGCCATTGCCTGCTTAAATGCATCAACCATCGTGGCAAGTGGCGTTTCGATGTTCGTTCCGCTCTTCTGGTCACCCAGTACAGCAAGAAATTCCCTGTTAGGAGGGATGACTTCGCCGGTCGCCAGACGCGGAAGATGTACTTCAGAAAGCGAGGAAAGATGCCCGCCGATGCTTTTACCTCCAACCCCCGGAACCCAGCTCGGGACGGTAAACTTAATCGTGTTGATCTTGCTGATAAGCCAATTCAATCCCTTGATAATAGCGTTCACCGCGCTCTCAGCAATAATGACGATGCTATTCCAGATGCCTTTAAATACCTTTTTGACACCATCCCATGCAGAATTCCAGTCGCCAGTAAACGCGCCCTTGATAAACTGGATAATGCCCCCAAGGATGTTATCTTTAAGGTTTCTCGCAAACTCGGTCAGATTGCCAGTCAGCGCAAGCACAGCGGTAACTACCGTAGCAATTCCCGCAATCACAAGTGGGATGACACTGCCGGTCAAAAAGAAAAATCCCAACCCCGTTGCCACAATGCCAGCGATCATTAGCAGCGTATTTTGAAGATTTGCACCGTTATCACAAATGTCCTTGAACGCTGTGATAATCATTGCTGCGCCAGCTACTACAAGGCCGATGCCCGCACCGACTTTGCCGAATGCGATTGCAAGCCCCCCTGCAAGCGCCGCTGTGCCTGCAAGCATTTCAAGCAGATTCCCCCAGTTAACGCCGTTATTCCATGCGTCGGATAAGCCGTCCCACAGAAGAATCAAACCTCCAACAGCGATGAGGATGCCGCCGAGCTTTTGCAGAATAGTGCCAAGCACACCCGGCAAACTGCTGCTGATTTTCCACAGCGCTAAGCCTGCCGCAATGAGCATGACTGCATCCGCGATTTTCTTTAAGCGGTCGCTGATGTCGTCCATGTAACTAAAGTCTGGAGTGATTGCGTCGGCGGATGCGCCTCCGCCCGCATCGTTTGCGGTATCGGTGGAAATCTGGTTGATCTCATCAAACGCCGCAAGCTGACTTGCCGCTTTTTTCGCGGCACTGCCCGTTCCCTTTAATGCGCTGGTCTCTTTGTTCAGCGCCTTTGCCGAGTTAGCAGTTGCCTTGACGCTCTTGCCAGAGATAAGCGCCACAAGACGAGTGATCTGTGAGACTACTGCCGTGATAACTTTTACAAGCAGTGTAAAAGCGGGGACAATTACACTTACAAGAGGCTGTGCCAGCGTCAAAAGCGCTCCTTTAAACTGCGCAATGGATTCTCTTGCCTCGGAGTTTACCATTACGACATTTTTTACCCAGTCACGCACCTTTGTTAATGCTTGGGTAATAACTGTGAAAACAAGTGCACTGCGGACAACAGATTTTAAGCGCTGTCCAAATACTTTCATGGAATCTGCCGCCGCTTCGGTTGCATTACGCAGCCCTGCGCCTTTGGCTCTGCCCTCGATCTGCTGTGTTAGCTCGACTGCCTGCGTTTTCGCGTCAGAAATATTATCGCCGGTTTTGTTGAGCTTTTCGTTGAGCTTATCAATGCTATTTGCAGTTTTATTAAATTCGCTTTGCAGCATTCGCACGCGCTCGGCCTGCTCGGACACGTCGATTTTCTCATACGTGCCTTTTGGCGCTGTGCGCATATCGGCAAGCACCTGTTTTGCCGCATCCAGCTCTGCACCGATGTTACGCAGCCGGTCTTCCATCGGCGTTTTCTGGTCGCCGAGCTGGTTGAACTCCTTTTGTAAGGATTCGATATTGCTTTTTACTTTGTTCAACTCCTGATGGAGTTTTTTGTCGCTAATAGTCGCTTCAAAAACGACTTCGCCGTCAGCCATAATATCACCTTCTTGCTTTTTGGTTTTTTGCGTGATATCATCCAAGAAGCCATAAATAATGGCAAGGAGGAATGAAAAATGGATAAGATGACTACTTGCAAGGTATGCGGGGCATCTATCGCAAAATCCGCTACCACTTGCCCGCAGTGTGGAGCAAAGCAGAAAAAGCGCCACCCAGTATTGGGGATTATCATTGCTATTTTTGGCATTTGCATAATTGCCGCCGCATTAAACGACATGGGCGATGATTCTGGTGCGGAGAAACAAACGTTTAGCGTTGGAGAAACCGCCGAGCTAAACGGAATCAGTGTAAAGTTTGATTCTTGCACCGAAAGCAATGGGTCGCAGTTCAACACCCCTGATGATGGCAATGTGTTTTTGCTTTGCGAATTTTCCATTGATAACCAGTCGGATAAGGATATTGCCGTTAGCTCTATCGCATCGTTCAACGCTTATGTTGATGACTACTCGACAAATCTGAGCATTTCGGCCACCATCGCAACCGATAAAACTCAGTTGGACGGCGCTATTGCTGCCGGTAAGAAAATGACCGGCGTTGTCGGATACGAAGTCCCAAAAGACTGGAAAGAAATTGAAATTCGCTTTACTCCCGACTTTTGGTCTGGAAACGAAATTACATTCATTGCAGACAAGTAACCACCCTCGCCCGATGCTATTTTGCGTCGGGCGTTTTTTTGCCCAACCACGCATTGATCGTGTCGTTTTCTTCTTCCGTCATCGGCGTCTTTAGATCGACAATCCGCCTGTTTTCTCGGTAAAACTCACGGTCGGCTTTGTCAAGCGTTTTCCCTTTGGACTTTAGGCTTCGGATGCGGACGATGTTCGCAAACAGACAATCTCCCAGCTCGTAGTACGCCGAAATGAAAGACCACCAGTGAAAATAAGGCATTGCGCGTACCTCTTGCCCTACAACACGGTTGATGGGGGCAACGATGTATTGAAAGTCTTGCTCCCAGTCCATCAACTTAGGACGCTTTTGATTATCGCCCTCGTCACCGCAGTCGAGAAACCATGTCATCTGCTTCACGGCTTCTGGAATGTGCTCATCCGGCATTTTTAAGAAGTCCGGATAAAAGATATCAAGCGCCGCAATCACTTTTTGCTCGTTGGTCAGATCGGCCGCAGCAAATACCGCCAGCACGTCCAATGCCGCGCGATAGTCTGAGCGAATTTCATAGCCAACGCCGCAGACGCTCAGCGATGTCGGGAGATCGTACATCATTTACGGTATTTCTGCGTATACTTGCGGATTTTCTCATCGGCAAGCGCCTGTTCGCGCTTTACTGCCTCATCAAACTGCTCGATAATGGCGGTCATAAAGTTCTGCCAAACCGGCGCACCATTGGCCGCGGAATAGGCGTTGACGCTGCCAAAAAGCGTATCGGCAATGTCCTGTCCGAACAAATCATTGATGATGCTACGCATTTCCTTGTCGAGAGAATCCACCATGTCAAAAAGCTCGTCGTCGGGGATATCCTTTTCGAGTGTCTTTGCGCGGGTCTCTTGCTTCTTGCGCAGATCGTCAAAGGTTTTGTATGCCTTCTTTGCGAAGTTAACATCCGCAGGGTTGAAGTACACTGTTACGATGCCGTTCACGCCGCGAATGGTATATTCCTTTACACCAGAATCAAAACTAAGTTCCATATATTCCTCCAAAATGAGGGCTGACAGATGCCAGCCCTCTATGGTTTATTCGCCCTCGGTAAAAGTAACCGTATTGCCAGAGATAGCGGCAGTGCCGACCGTGCGCGTGCCGCCAAGCGTCACGTCGATAGGCATACCGATAAAGCCGCCACCCTCGCCGCCGAGGGAAGAGGGCTTAACCATGCAGGACGAATAACGTTCCGCAAATACTGCGGTCTTTGCCGTGCCTGCATAAGCGTGGACAATCAGCACGTCCTGATTCGCCAGCGCCGCCGCGTTCTGCTCCTTGACCGCAAGGTTCCAAACCTTGACGATGGCAGGATCGCCAGCGTCCAGATCAGACGGGTCAAAGGTCTGCGTGATAATGGGTTTCTTCATGGTCGTGCGCGTCGTGCCGAGAATATCCTTCGAGGAATCCTCCTGCCAGTCGTACTCCATGCTGGAATCCGTGACGCGCGTACCGAGGGGAGACCACGTGGGGGTTCCGGTTTCGCCCGTGTTGAGATACGCGATCAGAAGTTCGCGGTCTACGGTCTGCCCCGCCGTGGTGTTAAAGGTCGTATCAGCCATTTTTAATCACCTCGTAGTTCATTTTCATAAGGATTTGGTGATCCTCGTCGCCGTTTTCATACACGGCAAAAAGAGAGGATCGCGTTGTCGGCTCAATGCGAATGACGCGGCGACCGTCGCCAATGTCAGGCGGCGTTTCGCTTGCCGCCCAATCGCCCAAGGCGTTAAGCAGCTCGTCAGCTTTGAGCCGTTTGTCGTTACTGTTCCCCGGCTTCATGCGGTAGATAACCTTAAATTGGTATTCCGCCTGATACCCGCCGAGAATGTATTTTTTGACAATGTACGCCGCCTGAATCGTTGACAGCGCCATCGCCGCAGTATCAGCGGGGAGAAATTCGAACCGAATCAAATCAACCGGATTGTCAGGGAATGTGTTTAACCACGCAAGCAGCTTTCGCGATACTTGATCTTCTTCCGCTGCCGATACCGTCTTTTTAATCTGTTTCGTACTTCTTCACCGCCTTTTCTGCTACGCGCGCCCACTTGCTAAGATTCTGCGCTTTCGATGCTTCGCACCAATGGGCTTGTGCTTGTGGGTGCGCCGTGTGGTTGAATACTAAATTACGGTCAGTCACGACCTTTGTACCGCCTTTCGGCGCATATGTGCTGCCGGTATTCGGGTCAACCATGACTTTCCCGTAATACAGGAATTTCGCGTAAGGGCCGGGGTAGATGATGTCGTTGCCAACTACCCTTGTGCGCTGCGTTAACGAGCCTGTGAGCATCGGCACGAAAGGCTGCGTGTCTTTCTCCATCTGCTCGGCTAAAACGTGCTCAGCGCGCGTACAAGCCTTTGCAATGGCGGTTCTTACAGCGTCCATCCCATCGGTATGCACGGAAAACTTGATGCCCATTACGCACCTCCGACGAGAAAATGCTGCATATCGAGGCTCCCGTAGTCCATCGCGTCAACTTTCGTCACGTTGTAGCAATCGTCATGGCTCAATACGACGGTCATGTCGTCCGAAACGAATTCGCCCTTTACAAAGCACGTCATGCCACCGTTTCCCTTGTATGAGAGCGTCCACAGGTTGGATTTGTCCGTCGCTTTGAAAAACGATTGCGGTCCGATATAGGTTTTCGGCTTACCCGTTATCCCGTCCACCGCTTCCACGGCGAACGGGATATACAGATTCACAGCGTCAGCTCCCTCAAGACCGCTTTCGCGCACGTTCACGCCCTTCGACGCTTGCAGCATCACGCCGCGCAGGATTGTGGTATAAACTTTCTCGACCTCATCAAGCGTTGTCGGGTCGATCTCCTGCACGATGTTGTAAATCGTTACAGTGTGGGGAGCGTACATCTACAACCACCTCCGCGATACAGCAGCCCAGTATGGGCAAGGTATTCCATACACGTTTCCGCAAGCAGTTTCTTCGCACCGTCCGTTGCGCTGAGTGCAGACAGGGCGGATTCCCCGCTTGTTGCAAGCGTTCTGGAATAGCTGCCTACCGTTTCGCTTTTGACTTCCGCGTCATTTGCCGCAGCGTTGGCGAGGTTCTTCATGGCAAGCGCCTGCGCCGCCTCGATGACCGCATACTTGTCAACCAGCGCGCAGCAGCACATCTTTACCGCATCCAAATCAGCGTTGTCTTTCGCTCTGTTGCGCGTGTAGTAGTCGAGGAAGGAACTGGACCGCACAGCCAGTCGCGGAAAATCTTCCTCGCTCACGGCTCCCATATAGGTGCCGGAGTAGTATGTATAATCAGCGTAGACCATGCGGGCCATCTCCTTTCAAATTAGGCGCCAGTCTTGGGGGACATGACGATGCCATCCAGAACAGCCGCCTTAAGGGTGTTCTTGAGGACGACACCGGCCACAAGCTCGACTTCGCCCTTCTTTACCGCGCCGGGGGCGGTCATATCGGGCATATAGCTGGAAATGACGCTGTTGCCGGTCGGGGAAATGCCGTGGAAGCCGTCAAGACCGATGCTAACAGCGTAGATGCTGGTCGTGCCATTGGCGCTCTGCGTGGCGGTGGAAGTGCCGATAACGTCAACGGAATTGGTGCCGTTGTAATACTTGCCCGCATCCATCAGGGGGATACCGGCAAAGGTCTCAACGATTCGACCGAAGTCGTCCTTCGTGCGCTCGTAGTAACCGGCGCGGCGAGCAGCGGCGCGGACTTTCAGCAGCATATCGCCGTTCATGAGCAGCATAGAGGTCTCGCCGTCGATGGCGTGGACGAGCTGGTCGAGCTGATCGATAAAAGCGTTGCTGTTGCTGTCCAGCTTTGCGGCAGAGGACAGGTCAATGTCCGTGGTCAGCGCATTGGACGTGCCGGTCAGCAGCTTGCGCAGGCCATCAAAGGTGTTGGCCACAAAGCCGGTACCGCTGGCGGCGGAAGTGCCGTTGATGACGAGGTTGTGGAAGTAGTTGCTGGTCGCTTTGATCTTCTGCTGTGCCTGGAATGCCAGCTCATCCACAGCGCCGGAAGTGTTCTGAAGAACACGGTCGACCTCGAAGGAGCCGCCCATGATAACGGCCTTTGCGGTCTTTTCCTCGCGCTTGGCCTCGCCAGCGGTATATTCCGCGTTAATCGCACGGACGGCAGCGGTCGAGGGGGTCTTGAGCTGGATATAGCCATAGGTCAGAGTCGAGCCGCCAGTGCCCGGAGAGATGGCGTTATCAAACACCAGTCTGTCCAGCAGCAGGGAACTACGGCGGAACTCGTCAACGATCATCTGATCGACATGATTTGCCATGCCGACCTTTGCTTCTGCAAGAGTAATAGCCATGTTAAAATTCTCCTTTACTTATCGTATTGTTCGTGGAGCGCGGCCGCCAAAGTCATAGGCTTGTTTTCATGCTGCCCGCCCTCAAGCGAGCCTTGCGTGTCAACACGCGCACCGGCTTTGACAAATGCGCTGGGGTCATCGGACTTTGCTTTTTCGAGGTACTTGTCAAACCCACTCAAAGCGCCGTCCTTCATTTCGAGCTTGCTGTCACCGATACCGTCGCGAAATGCCTTTTCCGCAGACTTGGAAGTGAACTTGATGCCGCTGTCAGAGATTGCCTTGTCGATAGCGGACTGATAGTCACGCTGTGCAAGCTGGGCCTTGTACGCTTCGGTTTCCTTGTCGTACTTGCCCTGTAACTCTTCGAGTTGCTTCTTGATGCCGTCCGCGTCACCGTTCGCCTTTTTCAGGGATTCGATGTCCCTATCGCGATCAGCTACCTGCTGCTCAAGCGCTTCTTTGTCCGCTTTCGCGTCCTCTGCGGCTTTCTTGTGCTTCTCGATGTCTTTGCCATTCATGGCAAAAACCTTGTCCGCCTGCTCTTCCGTCAGGCCGATGTTCAGCAAATCCTCTTTCTTCATGTTTCATCTCCTTACGGGATAGGCTTTTTAGGTCGTTGCCGTGACCGTCCCGCCTGCACTTTTAGGCTTGCAGATAGCCAAATTTGTATAAAATCCGCAGTTGCGGCTTTTACCGAAAAAAAGAGCCAAACAACACGCAAGAACTGCGTACTGTTTGGCTCCTATTGCCCTTTCCCGCGCCCTATTGCGCGGAAGATGTTATTTACTTATCGTTGATGTGCGGCATTACCGCCGCAAGAATAAACTCTTTCACACTTACGCCTTGCCGTTCTGCGGCATCGCGTATTTTTTTGCCGATTTCTTTATCCACCCTCACCGTTATGGTGTCCTGTTTTCTGTTGTACTTCGTGCTTGCCCTTATCTGCGCCTCTGTTGCCATGCTGCAAACCTCCTTTTGCAACATGGTATCACGTTTCAAGCAATAAGTCAACTTATACATTTTCAACAATCCAATCTGCAATTTATTGGTGAATATCCCATCTTGAAATATAAGTAAACTTATATTATCATATACTCACAAGGAACAAATGTGACAGGCAAAAGCCGGAAAGGAAATTGACATGAACGCCATTGAAATAAAAGCTTATGAAATTGGCATTAAGGAGGCACACGAGCAAAGGAAAATTGTTCCCGCTTGCAAAAGTAACGCGATGTACGGTCTCATGGAAGAAGTAGAAAACGGACTTTTGCCACTTATTAAGGCTTATGATGCAGGAGTTGCTTACGAGATCAATCGTCAAATGAAACTCGGTTTTTAACTCAAAACCCCGCCCCGGAGGTCACGAGGGAAGAAAGGGAAACAAAATGATGAATATTAACTTAAAAACAAGGACGATTAAACTGTCCCGTCGTGAAGTAATCGACTTACTCCTTATGCTTGATACCAACTACGAAAGTGGAGGGTGGAACGCGTTACACGACAAAATCAAGGAACAGTTGGACATTCAAGACAGTAAAGATAACGATTTCCCCGCCCCTTAACCGGGGCGGTTTTCTTTTACGCGGAAGTGTATTTGATTGTCTTTTTGACCTCCAAGACGATATACCCATCGCCTTTTCGGCGTATTTCAGCATCGTTGCCGCGCTTTAAGATGGCTTGCACGGTTTTGATGGCTTCGTCAAAGTTCAATATTGCACCTTCGTCCTTTCCCACTGCTCCGGCAGTCCAGCAGCCTCGCTGAACGCCTTATATTTGGCGTTCAAGCGTCTTAGACGGATGTTTACCGACCGTTCATCTTCCTTCAATCCTGCGACCTTATAAGCGGCTTTCTCGCGCTTTAGCTTGCGGATTGTCCGCTCTACGCGCCGTTGCATCTGCGTTGCCTCGTATGCCGTGTATGTCTTGCCCTCGAAGGTGCATCCAAGGCCATCGTCGATATGCTCAAGCTGCTTATCGGTATAGCTGCGCTCCGACACACCCTCAACCCAAACGCTGCGCTTGTGACGGCAGTTGGCCCCTTCCAGCCCATCCACGGCACCCAGACCGCACACCTCGTAGATGCTCGGGTAGATGTCCCCTGCGTGAATACTGTATACCTTGCCTTGCCAATCCTTATGGCTTGACCACGGTGACGGCCCCGGCTTATCTCTCGCTCCAGCATGGGCAGAAACCTCGAAATACGGAGTTTCGAGATACTGCGCCGACTGCTCCGTATATTTAGCGCAAATTTGATTTACGCCAGTCATTACGGCTCTGCGCGCTGCCACATCGATCTGATCTCGATGCCCGCTCTCATAGTCAACTACCTTCAACCCGCTGTCTGCAAGCTGCTTTACTGCCATCTTGATAGCCTGATTGTAGCTGATAGCGCCGCTCTGGATTTGCATTGTGGCGTTATCAAGCGCCCATTGGTACGCTTTGGCAGGCGGAAGCATTGTGCGGCCAGCGTTCACTAAAAAGCCCATTGAGCGCGTTATGTTGCGCAGCGTTTGCTTTGTCTGCTCGTATATTGCCCAAGTATCTTCTACGCTTACCAGCGTTTCCGGCTGGGTGATGTGTGCAAGGTCGATAAGGTCGGTGTAATACTTTTGGTTGCGCTCCACCACATCGTCAAGCAACTCTTTCAGCTTCTTCTCGCTGATGCAGGTTGTCTTGCGGATTGCTTTCTCAATATCCTTTAGGTCGATTCCGTGCGACCGCAATGCTCGAATATCCTGTACTGTGACCTCGTTGAGCTGGTCTGCCAGTTTCAGGCGGCTGCATATCTCATCGAGCAGCGTATCTTCAAGAGCGTGGAACAGCTCTGCCAGTTCTTCTGGCAGCGCGTCAAGAATTTCCGGCTGAAACGGATACCGGCTCATTTTTCACAGCCCCAAAAGTCCCAGTATTTTCCCCAAATCCCATCACTCTACCTCCGTTTCTTCTTCGGCCGTCATGTCCTGCATCTTCGGCAGCGCTGCCTTTGCTGTCGCCTCGTCCTCGTTCATCCACTTCATGCGGAACTCCCAATCGTTCATAATGCCAGCCTGCAAGAGCTGCATATCACGGGAAAAATCGGTTTGCTTGTCCTCAATGATGCTATCATCAAAGTCGATGGAGATTTCCACATCTTCATTCAGCCCCGCGCCCATCGCGGTATTGCCAAGCCGGAGAAGAATACGGCACAGCTCCACAAGTGCATCTTTAAGGATGATTTCATGCTTCTTAATCGTGCGGAACATGGTGCTGTTCTCACTGATGACCTGTGTAGCCGTTGCTACACTGCCGCCGTCAAAGCGGTAATAGGTCTCGCCGAAACCGCACTTGCTGGACAGGATATTGAGCTGGTCTTGAATACCAGTATTGTGTTCCGCCGTCCTAAGCGTCATATCAATAGGGGTGATAATCGCGCCATCGCTCACGTCCTCCGGCAGAACATAGAACGCCACATCGGATGGGTCAAATACCGGCTCACCGTCAAGATACTTTGCCGCAGAGGGCTTGACCATGATGCGCTTTTTCCCGAGCCGGAACTCGTTGACATAGCTGTCATAGGCAATGTCCACGCCTTTCAGCACGTCGATAGCATTTGCATACACCGCAATGCCGGTCGGCAGCAGATAGTTGAAGTTATTGGCAATGTTGAGCCGGTCAATGACAAACTGCCGTTTGTCGCTCCCGGTATATACCACGGGCGGAATATTCTCAAATCCTTTGACGTTGGTAAGCTGCTCATCAGCCAGCATCTCGTTATCATATCGGTAAATGCGATTGTCGATGATATAGCTGCCGCCTTCGTCCTTGTGGTGGATTTGGAGATACAGATAATCATGGCCATTGCGCGTCACAACGGAAGAAAACGCGCACTCGCTGATAAAGCCGTTCTGCCATGCCAGCGGGTAAATGTTCTCAATGGTCACATAGTCCAGAATGATACCGGAAGCATTTCCGGGGACGATCTCACCGCCCTCGTTGATCTCCTGCCCGATTACGCGGGGGATATATGCCACTGTGCCAAGCGCAGATTTCATCTCCTGCATCTCGTTTGCCTTGACCGTGAAATTATTCTCGGTTAAAACCCGGTCGATGAACTCCTGTTCCTTCTGGCCTTCAAGGGTGATCTGAACTTTCTCATTCATCAGCAGATTGGCCCAGTCCTCGCACAGCTTCTTTCCCATGCCGAGGGAGTACCGCTTGCAGTTAACCATGCTCTCGCCGTTGCGCACGCGGTAGTTATGAAAGCCTTTCACGTTGCCCTGATACCAGCTTTTCCACTCCGCCACCTTACTGTAAAACGCTTCGGGGATGGTGGAATAGCCTAATTCATTCAGTTTTTGGATTACTGCATTACTCATGCGATAACTCCCATTCTGCGGCTAATTGGCTCAACTGCATAGCGCAGTGCGTCTATCAAATGGTTCTTCTCGTCTGGGTAGCCGCTGATAAAGTTTCCGTCTTTGTCACGGTCGTATTCGTAGTTTACAAACTCGTCATAGGCGTGCGGCGTGCGTCTACGGTCAATAACAATCTTCCGGCGTTGCAGCCACTTCATGCCGTAAGCCACGCTGTCTGGTCCCTTTACGGCAGCTTTGGCAGGCAATCCCATAGCCCGGAAGTCGGCTACGCTTTTAGGCTCTGCGCTGTCGCAGATGATATAGGCGCTGGCGTATCCTTTTGCCTTAATCATGCCCGCGCTCTGCTCGTTGGAAAGTTTGTTTTGATATATCTCATCTATCAGGTAAATTGTCTCCCGCGCCTTGTCGTAGTGCACGCGGATAAATGCAAACGGGTCAGGGAACCACCCATAGTCCACGCCCTGATAAATCCTATCAAAGTGGCTGATTTCCTCGTCTGTAATCTCCCGCAGTTCCAAATTCTCAAACACATTGCCGCCAGTTCCAACAGGCACGCCCAAATATTCATGCTGATATGCCCGCTCGTCTGTGGCTTTCAGGTGTTCCGCTTCATCAAGGAACTGCTGCCCCAGCCACTCGGGCGGTGCTTGCAGATATGTTGACTTGTGGCACAGGCGGTCGGCGCGTTCCTCCAAACTGTCTTTGTTTGCCCAGTTGTCACGCGAGATAGGCGGGTTATAGCTCTCAAAGTTCCAAAACACCGAGCCGCCGCGCATGGTGGACTGCAAAATTGTTCGGATTTCCGCGCGTCCGGCAAACTGGTCTTTTTCTTCAAAGTGCGTCACAGCAATATAACCGAACGGCACTTTGATGGACTTAATCTTCATGGGGTCATCCGCGCCGCGGAACATAATCTTTTGGCCGGTAGGCTTATAAATCAGCTCCATCGGGGAAACCTTGGCTTCCCAATACTGAGCCGCCCCCAGTTCTCCGATTGCCCAAATGTACTGAGCATACACACTATCTCGGATAGTATTTGCTACTTTACGCAGTACCAGCGCATGGCAATTTCGGTTTTTCCTCTGCATTAGGAGCAGCGGGACAAGGATAGATACCGTCGAAGACTTTAGCGAACCTCGACCGCCGCTGAAATCGTAATGCGTGTGCCCATGTTGAAACACGTCTTTTGCAATGCCATAGAACACCGGCGCGATTTTTTGCGAAAGAAGTATCTTAGACATCGATAACCACCATCACACCATCGTCCTTGTTATCTCCGGTTTTCTCTTGCACCATCGCCCACTTGTCGATCAGCGTTCCCATTGCCGTTGTGATTTGGCTGAGATTTGCCGCCGCCAGTTTCTCCGGGTTGTTGAGCATTTCAAGCCCCTTGCCGATGAACGAACACACAAGGTCTTTGTGGTCGTTCATGTACTCCATCACATCGGCGGTGTTCTCTTCCTTTTTTTGCTCGCACTTTTCCACAATGTCAGCATTTGCCCGCACAAGGTTCTTAACGGTCGTTGCGGACACGCCGTTGATTTTCGCTGTGGCGCAATAGTTGTTCGTCTGCACATAGTCCGCCAGTATTTTCTTTTTCTGCCGGTCTGTCAGACGCGCAGCCATTGCCACCACCTCAAATCAATTTTGCTACCAGCCCCCGCCCCTTGGCTACAGTAACAGTCCTTCCCCGCCCGTATGGGCTACACTTGCCGCACTTTCAGGCGGGCTTTGCCCATTGCCAAAGGCAGCGGCTCTCCTCTTTTGGTACGGCATTGCAGTCCTGCCCTGCTTTAGCGCTTCGGGGAAAGTCCCCGTCACTCGCTGTGGTCTCCCCTCACGGGGCACCTATGCCGCGTATGTCCCCGCTGGGCCACATCGTTGAGAGGTGCGCGGGGTCCTGTGCCGCATGAAAGGCGCGACCTTTCGGCCCTGATCGTGGGCTGCATCGTGCGTGCGGCATATCGCGGGGGCGGTGTGAAAAGATGAAAAGCACCGCGCCCCGCTATGGCGCAGGAGGTGAACGCCATAAATGAGAGAACCGCAAAGGCTTTTACACCTCTGCGATTCTATTATCTCATAAACAAATGGCTTTTTAAGGCCAACTTTTAATCATCGAGCAGGCCGTAATTCCGGGCGACGCACTTAATGAAATCCGTATGCCAGCGCCTTGCCGTCCGGTCGGAACAGTTGACCGCCATTGCCGCCCCTTCGAGCGTGTGGGTCTTGTCCCAGAACACAAGTCGGATAAATTTCAAGCGCTCTTCTCCGTCTTGCATTGACCTCGTTTCGCTCACTGCCTTGCGCACTGCGTTGTTTTCTAACAAAGCCACTCCATGCAACTCCTGTTCTCGGTCGGGGCCGTAGCGGCGGATAATGGCTTTTACATATCCCCACCAACTGTAGCGCGGTTTACTCATGGCGCACCAGCTTTCTCTTCACCCACGCCCACAGGTTACGCCATGGATGGGCTTCTGCGTAATTGGCGCGATCTCGAGCATCCAAAAGGTCATCATGCAATGCTTGCGCGCTTCCCTGCCATTCGAAAATCTCTTTCGTTTGCTGATCTTTTTCGACCTGCATGGTAGCAATGCACGCGTTCGCCCGCCCCAGCGCCGCCTCGGTGTCGGCGAGCTTGTTTCTCAGCGCATCCGCGTCCGCTTTTAGATTCGCGATCTCGTTGGCGCGGTTGATGGCTTCTCCGTTCATCTGGCTGATCTGTTCGGTCAGGACAACATTCTTGGCTTTCAAATTCTCATGCGAATGGGTCATAGCCATCAGGTCGTTTCGCAGCGCAATCTTTTCCGCCATTTCTTTCTTCACCTTCTCAATCAAATCGGCATTTTCGCTTTTCAGAGATTCGCACCGTTCTACAGCGTCCTCCACCATCTTTGCCATCTGGTCTTTGGTGTACTTCTTGATGTTGATGCTCATTCGGCCACCGCTTCCCCGACGATCACCCAGTCATCAGCCAGCATGTCGGCCTGCGAGGCCAGCCATCCGAGCTGTACGCCGGACGTGCCGACAAAGGCAAGCGCTTTGTTTCCGATGGCCTCGTGCTTGGCGTTAATTACCTCGTGCGCGGCGTTCTCGTAGCTGATACGCTCCGCAAGCTCGACGTACTGGTTCTTACCGTTCCAGCCGCGGCGTGCGATCTTCATTCCTTTCTTTGCCGCCTCGATAGCAAGTCCAAAGCTCAGCCCGTCAGTCAGTCGATACGCCTCTTCAAAAACCTGCTTCGGGCTGAAAGATTCGTATCCGTCAGGGTAGCGGACTTTGTAGCCATCTTCCTCGGGGTCCATGCTTCTCGGGATGGGCTGGGTCTTCTCATAGACCTTGCCTCCCTTGCGGATAGCCGGTGCCGCCTCAATAAGTTTCGTTCCGATATACTTTTTCATAGCAAAATTCCTTTCTATTTTCGCCCGCAGGCGTTATTTCATTCGTAGCTGTTCTTCCCGCCCCCGGTCGCTTACGATGCTCACGACCTTGCAGTCGCCATATCGCTCAATGTCCATGGCGATACGCTCCTTGATTCCTTGCGCATCAGCGGCGGGAACGTTGGCTTTAATCGTGATCGTCAGCATGGAATGCCTCCCTCTCAATCTCGAGCGAACGTTCGCGCAAGTCCCCAAATCCATACTCGTCTTGCCATCCTAACTCAGAAGACGCTTTCTGACAGCTCTCGCACAGATAGCACGTCCACGGCGTCCCATCGAAAACGCAACTGCGTTCCATCATAGCCCCTTGCTCGAATTTGCGCCCGCAACCGAAGCACACATGAGCCGCCCGCGTTTTAACAACCTTCCGCCCAACAACGTCCATGCGTTACCCCTCCTTCGGCTCGCCGTAGCTGCAAAAATCGTCCGGCGTGATCTCCATTCCGCTTGCTGGGCAGATGAGGAAGCCTTTCCCGTTGACCGTCGCGCGCTCTTTGTGCTCGCAGTCCTCGCACCGAGTAACGACCACAGCATCAACAGTGGGAAGAACATACTTGATTATGTGATGTGCTTCTGTAAATCCCTCGGCAAGACTATCAAGCTGAGTTTCACCGTTGTGTATCAATTCTTTCGTTTTCTTGTGTTCTTCGCCAAACAGTCTCAATGCTTCATCAGCGTCAATCAACCGCACCGCTTGTCGCCTCCGTCCATCTTGGCACCGCAGTAATAGCAAAAACGGCACTCACTCTCAAAGATTGCGTCGTGTGCATCATCTGTCGGGATATCTACTCCGCAGTTAGAGCACTTTCCCTCTACCCACCGCGCATGAATCACCGGCGCAACGTCAGCGCTTGGTATATTTTTTAAAGCATCAATAATCTCATCCCAAGCGTCATACTTCTCCCTGTCTGAGCCATAAACATAACCTCTGCCGTATCGTCCGACAGGGCATAGTTCTTTTTGCTTTTCTTCAATTATCGCAATCGCCGCTTCTCGCTTGATGAATTCATCCATTGTCACACCCTCCTGTTCCATGCTTCGATTGCTTTTTCTTTGCTGGGAAGCCCAGATACTTTCATCTTCTTTGTGTGGAGGCCATCACCAGCCCTATATCTCCCACAACCGGCATCCCACCCAAAGTCTGCTCTATCGTAGGTATCGTACATATGGATAACGGTTGCAACTCCACCGCACTCAGGGCAGCGCTTCAATTCAGCCATTGTCAGCCCTCCTCCACATAGCACCAGCTCTGCGGCGGACGCTTGATCGTCACCGGCTTCGCACCGAATTTCGTTTCACGCAGACCGGTAAAATCGTCCATCTCCTTCGGCTTGTCGTAGACCTTCAAGCCGGAGATATGCCAGCCGTAGCCCTGGTAATGTCCAAGATAGCCGTGCAACTCATCGTCTGTCATAGCCACACACAGGCCACACTTTTCTTCGGCAGCTTGCTTGTAAACGGATAGTCCCCCGGCCTTAAAAAGAAAATCCGTACTGTCCTTGTCAATCTCGTAAATGCGGTCGCAGATAAACTCCCCTATGACCTTACGATTTCCCTTGTTCGCTCCTTCTGCTCTCTGTAAGTAAGCACATACCGCCGTAATTAAATATTTTTCTCTCGACGGAGCATCCAAAACCCAGAGTTCATCATACCCCACCATTTCTGCCGTACAGTAGATGTACACCTTAAACGGCGTCTCCATCTTCGGGCGCGTCTTGCGCACTTCAATCGTCTTTTCGCTGTTGGCGATCTTTTCCACCCACTTTGGGCGGATGCTCAGCATGACAGCCTTACTCATTCTTCTTCGCCTCCAATGCTCTTATATCCGCCTCTGTCAATGTGCGGTTGCTTGCAATATATGTCACAGCCTCACTTCTGTTTTGACAGGCTACACACTCACACCTATTGCAACTACTTGACGTGTTTTCTCGAAAAGGGCATGAATAATTAAAGCAATCCACTATTTCATCGCCTCCAATGCTTTCTTTTGGTGCTCATATTTATTTAAACTTACACGTTCAAAAAGAGCACGTTCTGGCGGCCATCCAGCCCTCAGCCTATCATATAACGTATACGGGTTTATACCTAAAAAGTCAGCCCACTCATGCAACGTCTTTTCGGTATCTATTACTTTAATTTTCACAGTCACTTCCAAATTGTTCGCCTGAGTTTTTCTGTCAACCCAACGACAATTTTCTGGGCAATAATCCCCATTATTATCTATCCTGTCAATGGTAAGGCCTTCTTTATACCCGTTCTCATTCGCCCACTGTTTAAACGCTAAAAAACTTTGCCAATCTTCGCATACCGAGATACCTCGGCCCCCGTATCGCTTATAATGCGCATCAGTCTTAAGGGAGCATCTTTTACGCATAGCGCGCCAGACGTTGTATAGTTTTGTTCCTTTCCCACCATGCTTATAGTTGCCATTATGCTCGCCAGACTGACTTGCGCTACCATGCGGCATATTACCCCTCCTTTGTTTTTAAGGCTTTCTCCGCCTCCTCACGGGTGAGGAATACAGTCTTGCCGAACTTGTCAATCCATCGAACAATGTAATCAACGGACATGAGTGTGTGCGCTGAAATTACAGGCTCACGGGATGGAGGGTTAAAAATTCGGTATACCGTATCGCCCGCCTTGCACGGCAGCACCACCAGCCGCCCCTCCCTGTCGGCCTCGGCCAGCTCGCGCAGACGCTTGAGCAATTCAAGTTGCTCCGTCAGCGTTTTCGATTCTTCCAGCGCGTAATCAAACAGGTTTCCCAACGCGGTTACTTCCTCTGGCTCAAACCCCGTGTCCTTATAGGCGCGCAGGTCCTCTCGATTCCTCCGGTAGTCCTCGATGAGCTGCTGCACCACGAACCGCTGCGTCATCGGCCACGCTGCGATCTGCTCTTGCAGCTTTTTCAATGCTTCGTCCGAAACCATTACTCCACCTCCTGCAACCAGAACTTGCGGCGGCATTCAACACATAATCCTCTGTTCTCACAATCTTCTATGGATACACCATGAGTCAACCCGACACATAGCTGACACGGCGCGACATCTGGCAGTCCGTCATCACTAATAGCAGCATTCGGCCACTGCTTCAAAAACACGCTCTGCCGCGTCTTGACAGGATTCATCTTTGCCCACTCCTCAACTTCGGCAATAACGTCCTCTGGGGAATCGTTGAAAATACTATATTTTCTGTAGCCGTTTTTATCCATGCGTCTCCACTGCTCGACAAATTCAACAGCGTCCATCTTTACCTCCTCAAAATTTGAAGCTCTCTCTGAGCTTATTCCCGTTGATATCGGCCTCCGCCGTAAAGTAGCGGTGCGCCTCGTTGATGTAGACGACGCGCCCGTGCGCAGTCGTCTCTTTCGTGGTCACGCTCATAATGCCGTTGCTGCCTTCAAACGAGGCAGGCTTCCAGCTAAATGGTTCGCCGATGTACACGGTCATTCCTCCCTAACGTCTCCGCCCCATTGCTCCGCCATGGCTCGGGCGATGCCGGGGAAGGTCTTTGCGCGGGTCTTCGCATCCCTATGTGACGACAACGTATATCCAGACTTGATCCGTCCGGTACATCCGTCACGCCCCGATGTGCTTCCCACCCACAGTCCCTTTGGCTCAACCACGTTGGTCTCGACCAAATCAGGCAAGCCGCGCAACCAGAGGCATGTCCGCTTTTTCCACGGATCGCCGAACATGTAAGGTTCTATGATCTGGCTATACTTTGGCAGTTTGAACCATCGTAGCGGGGCTGGGTTTTCTACTGCGATTCTTTCGATCCCGCAAGACAACATACTCAAGAAAAAATGTCTCGCTTCCCACCCCTTTTGCTCTCTGCCATAGTCTTTGATGGTATGATCTGAGTTGAACAGCCGGACGGCGCTGCTTGCTGTCAGATATGTGCACGGCGGGTGCGCGATCAGCAAGTCCCACCTGCCGACGTCATGCAGTTGCCCGTCCATGGTAACCACTTGCCCCTCCTCAATGGCCTTGAGCGCGTCGCCTAAAATATGCCACTCCGGATGTCGGCCGGACGGCTCCTGAATGTCGCAGGAATATGCCTCATGCCCCAGCTCGCGGAACGCCTTGCAGACTTCCTGCGATTCCTCGCAGGCTACTAAGACTTTCATCTTCTCCCCTCGCATTCCCCAAACAGCTCCCGGAACGTCATCCCCGTCAAATCTTCCAGCGCCAGCAGCAACCGCACCGTCACATCTCTGTCGCCACGTGCCCACGCCGACACCGTAAACTGCGACGTGCCGAGGGATTGCGCCAGTTCGGTTTGATTGTAATTCATCTTTCCCAGCGCCTCCTTGAGCACCGGATAAGTGCAGAACTCAAACGGCGTTTTCGGTCTCGCGATTTTGCTCATGCGCGCACCTCCCCGAAAGCCTCTTCAAATGTCAGCCCAGTCACCGCAAGGATCGCCTTGATAACGCCGATGCTGAATTCGTTCTTCCCCGTTGTCCATCGCCACACGCAGAGCGGGGAAACGCCGAGCTTCTTGCTCAACTCCGGTGGTGTCATGCCCGATGACTGCAAGGCTTTTTTGAGCTGTGGATACGCCACCGTCTTAAATGGCACAGCTTTCATCATTCCACCCCTCCTGTCTCGCCGAGCAGCGTCCCCACGGTCACGTCCAATGCTTTGGCGATATACCAGTACGTCAGCATGGAACTCACGCAGCGCCCCTCTCTGATGTTTTGCACGCTGGTATGTCCCAGTCCCGCCTTTTCTGCGAGCTTTCGAATGCTAATGCCGCGCAGCATAGACCATCTCTTGATGTTCTTGCCGATCTCTTCCGGTGACAACATGTCGTTTTTCGGCGTCGGCGATTCTGCCAGAATGTCACTCACCGGAACGCCAACGGCTTCGCTGTATTTGTACAGCGTCCCCATCAACGGGTAATTTTTACCGCTTTCCAGCCTCCCAATGGACGAGCAGTCACAGTCCATCAACTCCGCCATGCGGTATTGGCTGATATTTTTGATTTTACGAATATTTCTGAGTCGTTCTCCCAGCTCCTTTGAAGTCAACATCTTTTCTTGCTCCCTTTTATTTTTTCAAGTCCTGCATGCGCCGCGTCTTGAATTTGCGCGCAGACAGATAATCGTCTTTCTCCTGCAACTGCCGCGCCTCCACGGCTTTCGCCGCGTAATAGCGGTCGATATCCGCTTGATAGTGCGGGCATTCGCTGTGGCAGCCCGGATGCCTCACAGGCGGCTTGCAGAAGTGGCAATGCTCAAATGCTGCCATATCACACCTCGCGGATCGTGATGTTATACTTGTCCTGCATCAGCTTCTTTTTCAGCAGATAGTCCTTTGTTTTCGCGCCCTTCGCGTCTTCGACCTCGCGCAACCAGTAAACCGTGCCGTTGCAGTCCGGCTCGACTGCCCGCTCGTAGGTAAAATCCGCGCGGTAGACCATCGGCTTGATGCGCTCGCCCTCGATGGTCTTATAGCCATCCACGAGGGTGAAATTGGCTTGCAGCCGCAGGTCGCGAATCTTGCCCATTGCGCGCAGCACTTTCAACTCGGAGAATCGTGCCGCCTCTCGTTCGGAATCGAACTTGATGCCGTCGCGCACGACCTTGCGATTGCCATACTTGCTCTTCTTTGTCTGCTGCGCGCCCGCCAGCTTATTAAGCACTTGCTTCTGCGCCGCGGGCCCCAGCCGTGCAAGATCAGCTGACGTCAGCGCCATCGTCGGCCTCCCTGATTCGCACCGGAAGGAGCATTTTGACGTCCTCACGGTTGGTCTTGATCGTAATGGGGCCAATCGGCCCGCGGAATTCCAGAATAGCAGGCTGCTTGAAAGCGCCGCCGGTGCTGGCCTTTGCCGCCTGCAACGCCGAGAGAAGATACTCGGCATTCACGCCGATACGGAATGTCGGCGAATCGGGCAGGACTTTTCCCCAATCCAGAAACGCCCCGGTCGGCTGAACGAAGCCGAAGATGCAGCCGAGGCATTCAATCTCAACCACGCTCTCCGTCTCGTCCCGTTTTTTCAGCTCCAAGCGCATGAAATTACCGCGTGGCAGGTGGACGCTCGGCTTGATGTAGCAATCGAAATCCTCTTCGACCTCGCAACAGGTCGCGTGCTCCACAAAAAGCCGGAAACCGTCTGTGGCAATAGCCGTAACCGCATTGTTCTCCTTGCGGAATTCCAGCCGGATATTCTTGTACATCGGCTTTCTCTCGCTCGCTGATACCGCCCCTTTTACGGCGGCGATGATCGTGTTGAACACGTTGGTGTCCATGATTACAATTTTCATGGTTTAATCCCCTTTCCCCTCCAAAACCGATTTGACGTACCGCAACCGCTTATTTGCCTTGTCACGCCGCAGATTATCTCCTTTGAACACCAGCGGCGTGCACATCTCGATCACGCGGTCATAGATGCGTTGGTAGTCCATGTTTTTCGGCTTGCACAGCTCGTCAAGCGTCAGGTTTGTGGTGACGATCAGCGGCTTCTTGGCCTTGTAGCGCTCGTCGATGACCGTGTAGACCGTTTCCATCGCGTACTCACTGCTGCGTTCCGCGCCAAGATCGTCAATCACCAGAAGCGGGTAGTAACGCACCTGCTCAATGATCTCCTGCTTGTCGTATCCCGCGTTGAGTATTCGAGGGAAGCTCGTAATCATCGCCGGAATGCCGCGGTCAATCAGTTCGTTGGCGATGCACGCCGCCGCGAAAGTCTTGCCGTTGCCGGTGTTGCCCCACAGCAACAGGCCGCTGTTCTCGCGCCGCATATCGTCCCATGCGTCGGCATAGCGCTTGCACTTGACGATCTCTTCGCTCATCGTTGCCTTGTCGAACCGGCACGCCGTAAGGCTCTTGTCACGGATTCCGTCGGCACGCAGCGTTTCGATGCGCAAGCGCTTCTCGCGATCAGCGCGAGCTTTCTTTTCCGCCTCGTACTCTCGCGCCGCACAAGCGCACTGGCACCCGACAAGGCGGACGTCCCCGCCGATGGGGATGCGACACTGCTTCGGCGTGTTGCAATGGCCGCAGTACAGCAGCCCGTCTTTCTCATAGTCGACGGGCGAGCGTACCGGCTCGGTCTTTTTCGCGATGCTGTCGATCAATGCGTCAACGTTCATAGGCTTCCCTCCGTGTTGCCGTAGTCGTAGACAAACGGCTTATTCTGCGGCGCTTTGCCGCCCTTGTCCTGCTCTCTGGCAAGCCAAGCGGTGATGAAACGCTTAATCCCTCCGCGTGTCTTTCGCTTGGTAGGGTTCGAATCGCACCATCCCGCCATGTTTCTGAGCTGTTGCAGAACGTCAACGTTCGGATAGAGCTGCGACCATTTGGCCCTGTCGTTCTCCGACACGTCGAAAAAAGTCCCGTCATTCAGCGGCAAAGAAATCACCGGCGGCGCGTCAGCCGCTTGCGGCCCAGCGCAATAATCTCCCTTGCTATCGTTAGATAGCTGGATATTGGTTTCGGTATTGGTTTCGGTATTGGTTTCGGTATTGCCATTTTTGCCATTAGCAGACATGGCTTTGCTATCTTTGCCATTAGCAAAAATGCGTTTGCCATTTTGCCATCTCGCGGCAGCCCCCGCCTTACCAGCTTCACTTCTTGTTGTGGCGATATCGTCGTAGCTTGCCTTAAAGCGGTCTTCCTGCGCCATCATGCGCTTGACATAGAATCTCTCATTGCCACAGAGCGCTATCTGCTCTCCCGTCATGCTGTAAACCAGCAATGCCCGCGTTAGCCGACCGAACTCTGCATCGTTGAGCGCATCCATCTCCTCTAAGTAATCATAGGGGAGTGCTGCATAGTTTCTTGCCATCTAAGCCCCGCCTTAAAATGGAAGCTCGCCAGCCTCGTCATCTACTTCGGCATACTCTTGGCGGGATGCATCATATCGAGGCTCGTTATCTTTCTTGCTGTCGCCGAAGTAGATGTTGTCGGCGATGATCTCCGCGTTGCGGCGCTTATTGCCGTCTTTGTCAGTCCAGTCACGGACGGTGAGCTTGCCCTCGACCACGACCATGCGGCCTTTGCAGAGATGCTGGAAGGCAAACTCGGCTGCCTGTCTCCACGCTACCACGTCGAGGAAATAGGTTTTCTTCTCGCCGGTTGCCTTACTTTTGAAATCGTCATCGACGGCGACGGTAAAGCTCGTGACCGCCGTGCCGTCCTGCGTGCGCCGCAGTTCTAGATCGCGCGTAATGCGCCCCATAATGCAAATTCTGTTCAGCATGATTCATCCTCCAAATAGTTCTTTTTGAATACCGCCATGAAAGTGTCATGTCCATAAAGTTCTTCGAAACGCTTCTGGCACTCGCGTTTCAGCCGCATATCCAGCGCGTGGCCGTTCTTCCCATGCACGCCGTAGTCGGCCATGTTGTGCCAGTCGGCGCGCAGCCATACCCAGCAGCCCCAAACATCGGACAACTGACGACGCCCACCTCCGTAAATATGGTGCCTTGCGAGATTTTCTGTAGACGCGCTCATGTAGCACTCTTTTTTGCCCTGCATGATGCTTTTACTCATTTCGCCGCACCCCATTCCCGTTCAAGCTGGTTGTCCAGCAATCGGATTTGCAGTTTCATCGAGTTAATGGCTTCCTGCGCGGACTTGTAAACTACCTCGGCGCAGTCGCGGTCAAATCTGAGCTTTGCAATCTCCGCGCTGCCTCGGCATACGTCGGAAATGATCGTTACCGGCGTCCCGTTGTCTCGAGCCGAAAGAATCGCTTTTGCGAGGGCTACGCGGTAAGCCTGTTCCGCTTCCGCGTATTTCTGCCCGCGCTTTTTCGATTCACTGACCGCAACATCAAGCAGACGGCAACGGTCTTTGATCTCAGTGACAAGGTCATTCATTTGCTTTTCTCCTTGCCATCATGCACGCCCAACAGAGCGGCTCACCGTAAGTTTTCTTCGCGTTCTTGGCGACATCTGCAACAGAATATTTCTTGCCGCCGTGCGTCACCGGGTAGATAGGCTTGCCGCAGTCCTTGCAGGTGTTTTTCTCGACCTCGCGCTTGTACTGCGCGTTAAATTCGTCCATCTCTTCCTTGCTCGGTTTCTTCTCCTGCTTAGGTGGGTTTTCTGATTTGCCATTGGTCGGGGTTCTGGTGTCATCAACCGGGTCGCGGAATGTATCGCTTTCTGCTTCACTGTAAATGCCGGAATACGCCAGTTTTGAGAGTTTCAAAACAACGCGGTCAAACATTCGCTTAAATGCCATCGCATAAGGGTAATCGTTCTTGCAGTTTTTCTGCGTGACTTCGCCCACCTCATATAACCCCTGATCTTTATCGCAATAAGTAAACACCAGCGCGCCGCCGTATCCGCATTTGTCCTCAGTGACAGACATCGGATTAAACGGCTTTTCCAACTTATCGTTGATTTTCAAGCAACCGTTGTGAGAGATAATCAAACCTGTGTAGCCCATTTTGCCGCTTTTCGTCTCGTTCATCAGAATCCAAAAATCTGCGGGGGAAAGTCCATACTTCCCGCTTTCGATGATCTCGCAAGCTTTCTTCTTGCTCTCCTTGTACTTGTCAGATTGCCAAACGGGAATTTTCTTCCCCTGCTTTTGGCTGTATTCCACTTCGTTTTCGCCAAAGTTGTACTCCATCACTTTACCCCCATGCTCATGCCCTGTACGAGCGTCGCACCGTCGATTTCAGCGCCGTTTTTCAGCAGCGGGGCAAGGTCGGTCTTGCTCACCGTGGGGGCGTTGTATGTAACCTCGCCGTCATGCCCATTGGCAAGCATCCACGCCACCACAGCGCCCATGTCGGAGACCTCAACGCTCGTAGTTTTGCGATAGCTGATGGAACACCTGGGAGTCGAAAACTTCTCGCCGTTTAGCACGGAATCGAGATATTTTTTCTTGCTCTCTGCCGCGCGCTCTAAAGCCTGTCTGCGCGCTGCAAGGGTCTTCTCTTCTTCGCGGATCGCCTTTGCTTCGGCAACGTCGTTTTTAATCCAAAGCGCGATGTTCTCGATCTTCTGCTCTCTCGCCATGTTCAGCTCCAAAAGCTTTTCGACGTCAAGGATTTCGCCGGTCTCGGCGTCTACGCACTCCGCAAGCGCGGAATCAATCTGATAAAGGTTCATCTTTCACCTTCGTAATATTGTCTGTGCCGCAGTAAGGGCACACGGTTTGAGTAGTGATTGTCCAGTTCTCATCATCCAGATTTTCGCGGTACGCATAGAGCGCAGGCTCCCAGAAATCCGCACCGCAAGTCCAGCAGTGCATCATTCCTCCACCTCCATGTAAACCATCGCGCTCTGCACGCCGAATACGCGCGCCGTCTGATGGTCGTTGAAAAACACGTCGATGTGGTTGCCGTTCACTCCGCCGCCGCAGTCCTCGGCAATATAGCTATGCTGCGTGCCGTCCGGCCAGATCAGCAAGATGTGCGTGCCATAAGGGATGATGTCGGGGTCGACCGCGATCGTGCGCCCCTCGGTCGCAAGCGTGCCGGTCGCGGTGTAGCCGCTTGCCCATTTGCCGCAGCAGCAACTATCGGGGCAATAGGCCGTGAGCGTAAACTCACCAAGAAACACATCGTTGCATACCGCGCTTTCAGTCGCGGGAATGTCCCACGCGGGGTCATACTCTTCTACGATGGGGGATTCTTCCGGTTCCGCATCAACTGCCTGTGCGCTGGTGGCGAGGATCGAGATCACGATCAAAAGGATCGTCGCGCCCAGACATGCCGCCGCAATCAGCGCCGATTCGTCGGCCTTGCGCTGCTCTCTCGTGCGCTTGTCTGGCTTCTTCATCTCTTGCCCTCCAAAACGTCGATTAAGCGGGAGAACAAGCAGCCCAGCGCCACCGCGCCGATGACGGCAAGGAATGTTGTAAAGTCCATTAGCTTTCCGCCCCTTTCAGTTTCGTCATAAATTCGATGAATGGAAGCGTCGGAATTTTCACCCTCGACCCCATACGGATAACTTGGAAACCGAGACCGTCAGGGTCTTTTTTCGCCGCTAAGCGAATCGCGTGAGGGTCACAATCCAGAACCGACGCAATGTCAGCAGCGGTCAAAGTCGCTTTTCCACATGATTTCATTTCTTCAAGTGTCATACCTCTTGCCTTTCCCCTGCGGGCATGTTACAATAGCCGCAGGAACACAATATCTTGTGGTGAAGATTCGTTCCGCTGCCCTGTTCGGTGTACCAGACCGGACAGGGCTTTTCTTTTGCCCCTTTCATTCGATCGGCTCCAAGTCAAAAATACTGTCGGGGTAAAAACTCCAACTGCCGAATCGGGATTTGCTGCACTGTGCGTCATAAAGCCACTCATTCAGCTCGATTTTCTTGGAAGTCAACGCCGCGTCTTCTACGGCGTTTTTTGCTTCGTGCATTTCAATGTAAGATTTCTGTTTGGTAAAGTTATTGATGCTCTGTGGCGTTTGGAGTACGCCGACGAGGATAATTGCCACCGATACAATCAAAGCCAAAATGCTAATAAGCCCGACAAAAAATCCAAAATCGGAATCGTTTTTAATATACGCTCGTACCGAAACGCCGGCGCTAATGATGCTCGCAACCAATACGATAACCCAGTTCATACGCCCTCCTCTTCTAATTTGCCGGATATGGCGCCGGGTACTCGTTCGCTTCTGAATACTCGATCCTCATGATCGCGTCACAGGTTTGAATCAGCGCTCTCGTCAATTCAACAAGATCGCCGCCCGCAGACATCTTGGCGTTTTCCGATAAATGAATTGCCAGTTCTTCAAGTAGATTTTTCATTTTTTCGTGATTCATTCGCCCTCCTCTTCTGCTCTTGCGGTCTGCGCGGCTTCCGATGCCGCTCTGATTTCCGCTTCGGTCACGCCGTACAATCGGGTAAGCGGTCTAATGTACTTGCTTGCGATGCCGTTTAGCCCGCGTTCCCAGTTCGACACGGCGGAAATGTTCACACGGAGCTTTTTTGCTACATCCGCCTGACGCAAACCGGCATTTTCTCGAATTCCTTTTAATTCCAAGCGTTTGCCCCTCCTTATCAAATTCAGAACTTTATATTGACAAACGAGAAACACACCGCTATTATGTAAGTGTCAGCCAACAAAATATCGGTTATAAGTCCGCAAAAACGGGAAATCCGTTGGGGGCTTGGTTTTTTGTTGCCTTAATTAAGTTCTGTAAGGTTATTATAGCCCACATAATGGTGGATGTCAACGCCTTTGACAACGAAATGTAGGATTTAGCGGAATGACTAAACGTATGCCGTTGGATTTGGCGGTTATTATAAAAGTATGGCTTGCAATATTTTTGATGACGAATCTAAAACGCTCGAAGAAAAAAACGCCTCTTATTCTCAAATAAGAGAACAAGAGGTCGTTAGATTGAAAAGTTTTTATGATTTTTCAACCGTTGAGGGGATAAAGAATATCCCTGTCCCATGCGTAGAAGTGAACGGAGATTCCCCTACGGGTCGTGTAGAATATTATTTGCGCGGTCAGTGTTTTTCAAAATACTACAAAGAAAAAAATGTTGCACTTGCTGTAGAATGTGTAAGAAAAGCACATAGTTTAATGTTTATATCGGATATGATTTGGAAGTACGATGCTTACATATCTGACATATCGCATTTACACAATTTAGGCGCACATAAGCAAGCATGGGAAGAAGAATCGCGAGTGGATTCCTATTTTCAAAAAGTCGGAATATACCCGCATCTCTCCATAAAAGATTTCCCAAACGTATTTGCATATTTCAAATGGAAGCGTTTAATCAAAGAAATGGAAGAAGAAAGAATCAGAAAGCGTTCCATTCGACATGAATATTATCGATTGCAAGAATATCTCCCTGCATTGTGCCCAAAATCATTATCCGAATATTCCAGAATGAAAAACTCTAATTCTAAAAACTATCAAAAAATATTAGCCCAAGCGGCATTAGACGGAGTAAATATAATCTAAAGGAATTTAATATGCCGAAAACATTAAATAGCGTTACTCTTAGTAATGATTGCATTAAATTTATAGAGACTTATTGCAAAAGAAAAGATATTAGCGAAGCCGCATTTTCTCGAAAATTTGGGAAAAACAATAGATGGGTGTCTGATCTGCGCAGAGGGAAAAATACAAACTTGCCGTCAAAAGAAATTGCCGTGCAGATGTGCTTAACCCTCAACGTCTCCCCAGATGACATTCTCCTGCACGAGGGGAAAACCCCGGAAGAAACCGCAAAGTGCTTAGAGGATATCGAGACGGTGCGGAAACTGGTCGAGGCCGAGGGCATAAAAAACGCCCCCGCCACAGAGGACGAGGGCGAAAAAGACGCGCTTATTGAAGCTGTCAGAGGAATAACCGATAAAGATACGGCGCTTGCCGTTTTCGATGAGCTTAGTAAAAAAATGCGGGAGTTGATGTAATGCTTACGTTCTACCCATCAAATCCGCAAGACCGCATGAAAACCGAAGCGGAGCGAAAAGACCATGAGCGGCAGCAAAAAGATCAAGCAGAAAAAGAACGGCGCGAGAAAACGCAATTCATTATTACTGCTGTTCTTTCTGGCATTGCGGCGCTCGCTGCTGTTGCAGGAGTGATAATTCAACTTGCTTGAGCGCGATTAGCGTGTCGATCTTGTCTGAGATTTCCTTCAATCCAAATACAACGTCGTTGATCTGGCCTTTCATGATGATGCTGTTCTCTGCCAACTTGGAAATGTCAATCTCGTAGCCCTTCATAGCACACCTCTTTCTTTTAATTTTGAAAATACTTCTGCGCAATCCGCAGCAGATAGCTTGTCTATCATTCCAAGGATTTGCCCGCGCAATTCCTCAAGGTAAGCTTGATCGTTCTTGCTGTTTTTATTGTCTTTCCGCATAATCTGCTTTTTTATTGTACCATCTTTCGCGCTATTACACAACATTTTGTGTCCCTCCAATATTTATAGTAACGGGGCTATATGTCAATTGTTGCACATAGCGGTGCAAGCATCAATATCTCCAAGTAAGGCCCCGCCGCCCTCTGCAACAAACGGCGGGGCCTTTTTGCAGCCAGCGGGGAGCGGTCGCCGCTGCTTGCCTTCACCGTAGCCCACTTTGGTTTGGTAATTCAATGCCGAAACATTGCAATAAGACAGCGCTCGACGTGGTTCGACAAACCCATATCTTGCGACTTTGCGGCGCAAAAATCGGAGAAATTAAGGTGGCATAAATGAACATTCAAGAAGTGTGCAGAATCCGTAAAGAAGAACTGAAACTAACATATCAAGACATTTCCAACGCTTCCGGCGTGCCACTGTCCACCGTGCAGAATTTCTTTTCTAAGTTTTCCAAAGCACCATCGATCTACACTGTCGCGCCGATCTGCAAGGCAATGGGAATATCTCTTGATGAAGTGTTCGGGATTTCCGAACACTTGACGCCGACCGAGGAAACATTGCAGGCGCGTAATGACGAATTGGAACGCCACGTTGATGCAAAAGCCGACATGATCGAGATCATGCGGCGTGGCGTCCGCATCCGCAACGGCGTGATTTTAATTTTGTTCATCGCGGTGGTGCTGCTGGCCGCATGGTGCGTGTATATCGATCTGCACTGCACCGACTATGGTTTTTGGAGGGGCTGACATGGGAAACTGCATCAAATGTAAAGCAGCGCTGCCGGATGGCGCGCTGTTTTGTCCTATGTGCGGCAAAAAGCAGATAGTCGAAAAGCGGCGTGGAAGACAGCGCGGAAGCGGGACGGGGACAGCTTTTCGGCGCGGTAAGACATGGACTGCTCAAGCTGCCGGATATTCATATACCGTGCAAGACGACGATGGACCCCCTAGACTAATTCGTCGAAGGCCTACTAAAGGGGGATTCCCTACAAAAACTGCTGCTTTGGAATGGGCCGCTTCTCAAGACCCTGGAAAATTCCAAAAAGAAGCTCCGACCCTCTTAGAGCTTTGGCAAGGGTGGAGCGAAAACGATATGCTGACACGGTCAAAGGATAAGCAAATAGCATTCAAAAAAGCTCGTGAGCGTTTAGAACCGATTATAGCCCGGAAAATAGATGAGCTAACGATTGATGATCTACAAGGCGCGGTAAACTCCGCAGCAAAGTCATATTATACCGCTCGAGACATGAAGTCCCTGCTATCTCATCTATACAAGCGCGCTATGGCAAGCGGCGGTAGCAATGGGCCAGTAACCGTTAATCTGTCGCGATTTATTGTTTTGCCTGAGCTGGAAGAAAAAGTCCCCGAACCATTTACCGAAGACGAAGTCAACGCCATGTGGAAAGCATGGGACGAAGGGAATGTTTTTGTCGGCTATATGCTGCTAATGATCTACACGTCAATGATGCCGGGAGAATTGCTTGCGTGCAAATCTGATATGATTGACTATGACCGGCTTGAAATTTACGGCTGCGGGAAAAAGACAAAGAAAAGAAAAGATACCCCTATCGTTTTCCCTGAGTTCATTGCACCGGTGCTGCAAGAGTTAAGCGAAAAGTCTACCAGCAAAACGGGAAAGATATTTGGTGGCGATGAAAATACCTTTTATACGGCCTATCACGCCACTACAAGCGCGGTTGGAGTGCGAGACCTAAATCCATACTCCTGCCGCCACACAACGGCTACAGAGGCCGTTAAAAAGGGCGTAGAGCTGCCCGTGCTGCAACAGATTATGCGCCACGCAAAGTTATCATCGACACAACGATATGTCCATGTTTCCACCGAAGCCGCGCATAAAGGGGTTAATCAGCTTAGTCGTAATGACAAATGAATCTATGCTGGTTATTCGATAGCAAATATGTTAGCCATTTTGTTAGCCATAGGTTAAAACTTTTCAACCCAAAGAACCCCAAAAGTTGCAAAAACGTTTTTGGATAAAAACAAGAAAAAACCTTGGAACCGTTGAGATTCCAAGGTTTTTTCGAACTGGCGCGGAAGAGAGGATTTGAACCTCCGCGACGCTTTTTACACGTCCTACTCCCTTAGCAGGGGAGCAAAATCCCTTTATTTTACAGCGTTTTTTAGGCTTTTGTTAGCCATTTGTTAGCCATAAAATTCACCTATAGATTTGCGTATGCGTGAATATTCAAAGCATTTTACTCGCTACCAAGCTTTCGCATGACGCTATTATAGACGCGCTCGTTTACAATTTTCAAACTGTCCATCAACTCGTCCATAATCTCCCACGCCTTGACGCTGTCCATGCCGCTGACGGCAAGCAAAAATGCGCTGTCTCCAACCGCAGACACGGCCTGCGGCTCGTACACTTCTGGATTGGCACAGAGCCGCTTGTAGGTCATAGCGGCATAGAGAGGGGCTAATCTCTCCATCGTGGCATAAGACGTGTCGCGGTTTGCTTCCATGTTGATGATCTCTTTCTCAATCTCGTCAAAGTCGATCATGGGCGTCACCCGCGATACATTGCCTGATAGTCTTTGACCTCTTTCGCTTTTTCGATCTGCTTTCCGTGCAGATAGTCATATACAGCCAGCATCGCGGTAGGCGGCTCGCCGGTCTCCTTGCGGTACTGGGTGATGATGCGCGCGACCTCATCGTGCAGCAGATTCATGTGCCGCATCTCGTCGGTCGACAGGTCGTAAAAAGTCTTTGCAAGAGCGCTGTCGGTATCCTTGTACTTCAGCGCGCACTTGGCGTACTTCTCAGCATCTTCGATCTCTTCTTCGATCATCTCGGATAGTTTTTCAATTAGTTTCATGGGCTAACACCTCCAATATTCGGTCTATTTTTTCGTCCTGCGATTCAAGGTGCTTGTGTATCTCTTGTGCCACGCGGTTATTGTCGTTCTGCACTTCTTGCAACCCAAATATTTTTGACTGGTTTTGCAGCTGCAGCACAAACGATAAGACCGTCAGGATATCAAGAAATTCAAGCCCTTGCTCGTCCGGTTGCATATCAAATGCGCTGCACGCGCAGGGCAACGTTGCTGACGGTCGATGCCGCGCCGGTCAGCACCAGCGTCAGCGCAGCGCCGGACGCGCAGCACGCCTGACGCACCAGCGCGGGGAATGCCAGCACGACAGGAGCACCGACAGCGCCCGCAGCAGAAGCGGTAGCGCCGGGAACGGCAACGCCGTCCTTATAAAGCGTCGCCGTGATTGTGCCTGCTGCCGTCGGCGCGACGGTGATAGACGCGTCAACGTCGTAATAGCCCTTGCCGACGATGTTGACGGCATTGCCGTTAAGCGTGATATCGCAGCCGTAGCGACGGATCAGGCTGCCAAGGGGGATAACGCCATCGACGGCAACCGCAGTCGGCGTCTGCATGGCAGTGTAAAGAGCGGATTTACAAGACATGGTAAAGTCTCCTTTCAAAATATAAGGGCGAGGGGATAAGCCCTCGCCCATTTACCCGGCCAAAGAGGGCCTGAACTGTTTCCGGTTTGGAAATAGTTGCTCAGATATTGCCGTTGCAGCCGCTATTGCAGCCACAGAAGGGGGAACTACCCGCATTGTATGTCAGCCCGCTGGGATAGCGGACAACGCCACACATACGGTTGTCCATTTCAAGGCTTGCCACCTTGTCGCGGAGAGCCTGCATCTCGTTGGCCTGCATCAGCGCGCGAGTAGCCTCGCCCTCGGCGTGGATAGCCGTGGTGATGTCGCAGGTCTGACGATCCATCTGCGCGGACAGATTGGCCGTCGCAAGGCGCTGCTCGCAGCAGCAAGACGCGATCTGGCTCTGGATGCTGTTGCCGGTCTGCATGATGGTGGTGTTGGTGCCTGCCTGCGCAAGCGCAACCTCCTTGCCGAGCTGACCGATGTTGCCCTGCATCTCGTAGCCGAGATTGCAGATGCCGTTGCCGATGTTAGTCAGGCGGTCGTTGATCTGCCCGAACTGCTGGCCAAACAAGATTTCCTGCTGGCTCGCAGCGGTGGCGTACTGGCCAAATTCGCCCTGACGGTTCCAGCCGTTTCCGCCGAAACCAAACATGAACAGGAACAGAACGACGATGAGGAACCAACCGGAGCCCCAGCCGTTACCGTCGTTATCGCGGGTCACTGCCGCGAGATCGCTCAAAGAGTAATTATCTATGGGAAACACTCCTTTCAAAATAATTTATCAATAAACCGTGTCGACCCAGCTTATTTCAAAAATTGCATAAAGTCTTTTGCCTGCTGTTGGAGCTGCTGAAACTGCTCCTGCGACATTTTCCCTGACGCCAAAAGCTGCTCGATCTCCTGCTGTGCTTTCTGCGGCGTCATGCCCGCTGCGAATTTGCGAAACTCTGCCATCATCGCAAGGGGATTATTCGGCCTTCTGCTTCCGCCGCCCATCAGCATTTGCATCATCGGATTTGGCATTGAGCTTTTCCTCCAATCTCTTTACGCGTTCCTCAAGACTGTTAACGTCAACCGGAGCCGCCGCCTGATACGGCGCGATGCTGTACGGCGTGACCGTTGCATATCCCGCGCCGTCCGTCACTTTGAGCCACACGATTGGGTCGTTCTCGTCCATCAGCAAAACGGAGCTGTTCGGCGCGAGCCTGAGCGCGTCTGCACCGTTTCTCCCATTCACGCGGGTAATTTGACCGCTGTATATCTGCTGCGCTCCTGCGGCGCTCTGCGCGCTTACAGGGGCATAGTTGTTGTACCCGTAGCCCATCGGCTGATACGGGGTCTGATAATACGGATAAGGCATATCACTCCGTCCTTTCTCGGCAGGCGTGGAATAGCTCGGCAAAATAAACGTACTGTCTCAGCTCGTCAGGGTCGGGGAACAGCGTCAAAATGTCCATTGCCATCTGCTCGGTAAATCCCACAGCTAAAAGTCGGTCGTACATCGCCGCACCTCCTTTGTTACGTCTATGGTATCGCAAACTGCCATTTGCATTTAGCCGCAGTTTGGTCATTGTTTGGTCAAAAAATATTTCAAAAATCCCTTGACATTACGCTAATATTAGCGTATAATAAGAGCATAAAGAGAGGGGAAACCCAAGGAGGAGCGAACTATGAAGGGTACTGAGAAACAGATTGCGTGGGCCGAAGAACTAAAAGCGAAGTCCATCGCCGCATTAGAGTGGATGAGAGAGAACCCCAGTGACCCCGGTAAGGCAAACATCGAAATGTGGAACAAGGGAATTGACTTCCAGATCGGCCGCATTAACTCCGTAGAATATGCCGGCAAGTTGATTGACGTACTTCGCTTCGTGAATTTTAACGACACCCCGGGCAAGGTTGGCATGGCTGTGGTTTCCCAGACCAATCGCTATTTAAAATAAGGAGGAAAGAACAATGGAGAAAGAGGAATTGATCCGGAAATTGGAACAGGCCCCCGGCGAAAACTTTGTGGAAGACGGTTATTTTTACGGCTACGCGCTCATCAAGCGGGCAACCGGAGAAGAAACGACCGCCATTGTCAGGAAACCCGTCGGCGCGAAATACCGGGAGTGCGAGATGCTTTACTACGCGCCGGAAATCAAACTCTGAGGGAGGGCAACTGATGCGCAGGAAATATGCTGACTGCCAGCGAGAAGACGGCGATTGCACCGTCTGCTCCTTGGTCAACTGCGGGCGCGACTGCCACAACCGTCCCATTACCAAGCTTGAGTGGTCCCGCCGCATGGCAGACATGACGCAGACCAGCCTCGCCGATAAATCCGGCGTAAATATCCGCCAGATCCAGCGCGTGGAGCTGGGAGAATCCGACGCTGGGAATTTGACGGCCAGGAACTTGATTGCCATTGCCGACGTGCTCGGCGTAGATGCAAAATCTTTGTTGTAACAAGGGAGTGGATCAAATGAGCAGCTTTTTTATTGCAAGCGAAACCCAAGCAGAAGCGATCCTCGAAGAATTTAGAAAATGCCGTGACTGCGGAAATTGCGGCCTGAATACCGCCGAAGGATGGAAATGCAGTTACCTCGCAGAATGCGCCAGGGAATACCTGGAAAAGCACTGCAACAAGAAAAAACGAAAAGAGAGCACCGATTAACATCGGTGCTCTCTTTGTCCATCTGCGATTTTTTTGTATGCCCGCCTGCGGCAGCGGTTGACTGCCTCCGGCGACAGGTGCAGCGCATCGCACACTTGCGCGTAACTCTTACGCCGCACGTCGCACTCAATGATGCACGCCGCCTCGTCCTCGGGCAGCTCAAACGATAAGATATACGCCACGGCCCGCTTGGGGGCCATAGAGGATAATTGCGCGCGGATTGACCTGTGCTGACTGTCCATGCCCGTGTAGGGCTTGCAGAGGCGCTTGCGCGTGGGCTTTCGCCGCCCGCTCCTTCCTGTGCCCGATTAGGACACGTTATTTTGTCGCTCTCTGGATCATCGTCACGACTTCCTGCCGCGTGATAAGTCTCTGCGGCGCGCTGCCGTCTGTAATGCCCATAGCCTTTGCCGCCGCCCAGTCTTTGGCCGCCCACGAAGAGACGGGCTTGGTGCCGAGCTGCGCCAAATAGCTGTCCATCATCTTGTTAAACGTTGCCTGGTCCATATACTCCTCCATTTCCGGCGGATACTTGCCCGCCAAAATCATGCTCCCTGTGTATCGCATATGGTCGTCCCACTGAAAATGCGGCTTGTCAGGGAACTTCTTCCAGTCGCCACCCCACGAAAAGCCGACCTGCTTGCCGATCTGCCCGCAGCGGGCGAAGAACGACGGATCGTCGTACTCATGCCCCTTGACGTTTTTGCAGATGTCGAACGCAAGCCCAGCCTTGACACCGTGAAACGTCGGGCGCGTCGCGGTCTTTGCCGCGTAGCCGTTTGCAGCAAGATAGCGCTGGTACTCGTTATCCCTGACCGTCTCGGTCACCAGAACCGGAAGCCCCGCCTCCTTGCAGAGGTCGAGAAAAATGGCGCAGTTTCGCCGCACGTCCGCGCGCAAGTCGGCAATGTCCCTACTGTGATACATTTTTGCTCTCCTTGTTGTAGCTGGACGTCGACACACCGATGAGCGCGCCGATGAAGAGCGCAATCGCGCTGATGGTGGTCGTCACCTGCTCGACATAGCCCCAGCCCCACACGCCCGCGAGCGCGGCGTAGAGGCCGGAACAGGCGGGCAGTACGATAAGCACCAGCCACTTGAGGACGTCGTATACCTTGTTGCTCATTTCAAATTTCATTTTTCTTCTCCTTTCGTCTTCCAACGATAATTTCCACCAGTGTCAGAAGCCCGGTAAAGGCTTCAATAATGCCGCCCGTACCCAGCAGATACGGGAAAATGTTGTCCCACTGCCACCCCTTGATGCTGTAAAATATGACCGTGTAGATCACAAAAGCGGCGATGAAAATGCCAACGATAATCAAAATGATGTTCCTCGTTCGCAATTTCGATACCTTTTTGATAAGGTGCTTCACGTCCTGACCTCCCATTCGTCGATCTCGGACTTGATTTTGTCGATAAAACTGTTGCCGCCCAGCGCCTTATAGCCCCTGTAGAGGTACAAAAAGTCCTCAAGCTCATACTGCCGGATGAACTTGTCCTCTCTGTGCCGGTAGTATGTATGCAGCATGTCGTGCCGCAGCTCGCATTTGAGCGCGTCCGTCAGCTTGTCAAAGCCGAGGATTTTGTTGCGCAGCGGCTTGATGAGCAGCGCCAGCGCGCCCAAAATGACCGTGATCTCCGAGCACACCGACGCGACCCTTGCCAAATCTCCCATATCCCGCTCCCTTTCTGCGGCCTTAGCCCGCCGTGAAATAATTCCCTACCAGCTCGTGCGGCAAATACTGCAAGACGATCTTGCCGCCCGCGGCCTCGCCGATACGCTCGCACTTGTACGTCTTGCCGTCCTCACCGTCGAGGTAATACTTGCCGTACTCATATTCCATACCACGAGCGGCCGGAATCGGGTCATCCTGCGTGCCCGCGTGGTCGACGTTGATGATCGTCCACATGGCAGGGGTGGAGTGCGGCGGCCAGTTCTCTTGCGTGGTGTGACCGTGACCATCGTTGACGCGATATACGTGCAAAACGCCGTCGTTGTCAGTATCACTCATGCGGTTTCCCGGTTCAACCACTTCACCGATGTGGTCTTCCCACCGCGCAACCAACTCAGGAGACTTGGCTGCTTCTGCATCCGTAAAAGACTTTGCAGCCAGCTCAATCATCGGGCGCAGCTCGACGGCTCGTTGAGGGGTAATAGATTCACTCATCAACGCCTCAACCGTATAACTGGACTTTTCGCTTTCGGTAGGTTTGCCCATCTTGATGGATACCGTACCGTTACGGTAATCCACAACCTGACCAGCGATGGAATACTCGGACATATCGGTCTCTTCAACCATCACGTCATCCTCTTTGAGGATGCTGCTCCACTTAGTACCAGTAGGTAGCAGAGCTACCACTTGGTCATACGGAAGGTTGAGGAACACGTTTCGAACATCGCGGTCGTTCCAATTTCTATCCTTGTACAGATAGATAACCTCAGCAGGATATTCCTGCCCATCTACTTTGATGAATTCAGACATAACAACTCCTTATTTAAGCCCATGCAGAGAATGAATCTCTTAAGTATCCAGCAGTGTTTTTATTTTGTGCATAACCTCCTGCATCTACCATAACGAATAACCCATCTCCAAAAACTGCATGAGGGGCACTCACAGTAAAAGGGGTTATGATCTCAGTCCACCTGGATGTAGTAGCTACTAAGTGAGTAGAAACATAAGCGAACTTGTTATCTTTGCTACTCGAGAACACAACAAATTTGCCATTACCTCCGACAACTGAATTCCACCAAGAACTTGCTGGTAGACTACTTTGATACCAGTTATCAGTACCATCAATTGAGTACATGATAGTACCATTTTCTTCTATGATTACCCAGTAGCCTTTATCATAGGCAATATCCCTCCAAGGCTTGCTAACTCCTAAAGATACAGTAGTCCAAGTTTTTCCGTCTTTAGAAGTCAGAATAGAGCTCATGCTATATCCTATTGCTACAAAGATACCGTTACCGTAAATAACTTTTTGTAGTTGCCTTAGTGCACTAATAGACACTTTGGTCCAGGTTTTACCATCTGAAGAATACATTGCAGCGCCTGAGCTACCTGAAGCTACGGCCACGAATACACCATTGCCGTAGGCGACACTTATCCACGCTCCAGAAGGTATACCAGTAGGCTTAATCCAAGATGCACCATTATCTGTACTATAAGCTGCTGCATCCGTACCTACAACTACAAAAACTCCTTTGCCATAAGTAGCTCCCTGCCATAAAGCACCAGTTATAGCAATGCTTGACCAAGAGTAACCCGTACCTCGTGCACATATCTGTACAGGAGTACCTGATGCGCCTGTGTCCCGGTATCCAAGGGCTACAAACATCCCGTTACCATAAGCTAAAGCGTTCCATTTAAGACTTTCAGGAAGAGTAGTCTTTGTCCAAACAGGAAGTGATGCTCCCGTTGAGATAGCAGCAATTTTTTCTGCAAACTTAGAGGCTTGGATAGTGCTGGTTTCTCCGGTCTTTGCTCGAATAGCATCGGCGATACCTTGTAAATAGGTTTCCTGCACGCTCATCAGTAACTCGCCTCCCATGTATTCTGAATGGCTGCCTGAATGGCAGTTGTCAGCTCATCTGGTGTAATGTAGTCAGTACCTGGAGTTGCCTCAGTTACGGTCCCTGCACTTGTGCCTTTCAACAGATTAGTTGTCTTAGGAATTGTAGGTATATTATTCAGAGATTCTTGTACGTCCTCTGTAAGGTCAGTCTTCGCAACTGTATCTTTGAATGCAAGAGCTTTGAGGTCGCCTAACCACTTGGCAATCTTACCAAGCAGTATCGACAACTTCTCACCAGTTGCGATGTTTTCCCGTGTTTCCGCTGCCGAGAACGCCGCTGTGACATTACTGCCGTCACCATCGGGGGCAACGTAGTCTGTACCTGCGATTGCGGCGCTGATATCGTCACCATCACCCTTGAGAAGTCCTGTGACTCTAATTCGAGACTGTACAGTAGTTGTTATAAAATCAGTACGCTGTGTCTGCATTAAAATACTCCACAGTTCACGACCATTAGCCGCTGCCGAAAACAGTATGTATTGATCTTTACTCCATGCTGTACTCATGAGTTTATAGTCAGTACTGGACCCAGTTGCGTGTAAACGCGCCACTACGGTCTTTCCTGCGACAAGTGCCGCCTGCACTTCTTCAAAGGTCTTGTCCGCGGAATTGATTTTACCCTCATTCATTGTCATATTCACAACAAATAGGTCTTCTTCGCGGTCTTTCCATTCCTGCCCGTCCGCGGTTTTAGTGAGCAGTTGTCCCGCTGTCGCGGTTGCATTGTTGGCGGGCTTATCGAGCTTGCCGTTGACCGCTTCGCGAATGTCAGGGTGCGCCGTCTCGCTTTCGTTGTGCGCCTTGATTTGCGCGGATACGTCCGGCGTGGGAATCTTACCAATAGCGTCATCCACGTACTTGTAGATGTCCGTCCGCTTGCCCCGCGGGTCGTAGACGCTTGCGAGCATATCGCCAGCGCCTTGACCGTTCGCACCGTTATAGACCTCGAAGT